AAGTCCTCCTGCAGCAAATTCACTTAACTTGAACTGGCTAAAGTCACTAAAGATATATAAATTTTCATTGAATGGTAAAGCACTATGTAAAATGCTTACCTTATTTGAAGGAGCTGCCAGATCAATCATGTCAGTATCTAGCAGGTCTGTAGCTGTAGTAGCATAGAAATTAAAGTGCTCCCCTAGCTCTGATAATATAATATTTTCATTAGCTAAGAACCCTAGTCTATTCTTATGGAAGAACATATCGTTCAATTTCTGTCCAATGAATGATGGGTCTGGAGTTGTGTCTTCATCTCCTGCAGCTCTATCAGTCCAACCTATTTGAGATAGAGTAAACCTCTTCTCACCAAAGTCTGTACCAAGAGCTGAATGAAAAGGGTCTTCTACAGTTCTGACTAGTTTAATTGGCATAGTAGAAGCATCTATTGAATTTTGTAGCCCTGCCCCTACAGTCTCAGTCCACTCTCCTACATCTGAATCAGAAGCATTAGAGTGTTGTATCCAATAGTCATCCGTACCAGAACTAGGATCACCTGTAAGTTTAATCCTAAAGCCATCTTTAGTTCTAGAAGGCAAATCTGTAAAATCTGTTGCTGTATCTTTTATTCCTATTAAGTTATCTTCAGGTGCATTACAATGTAAAGTAAAATCTGTTCCATCATCTTTAGTAACATGGATATTACTACCACCAAACTTAGTCATAGTAAATGTAGAACCTATGGCAGATACCATATCATTGTATATATCATCAATCTGTACCGCAGCATCAGTACTTGAAGTAACAGTAGATACTAACGAACCATCTACATAGACTGTCATTGTTGCAGCGTTGGTAGCTTGTTTTAAAAACACTAACCCTTCAGGTGCTCTTATAGAACCAACACCTGTAAACTCTGAACTAAAGTCTGTACTAAATCCTGTTTGTAATAACTTAGCTGTAGTTTTATTCTTATTTAAAATGAATGTATAGTCTGCTACTGAGAATAACTGTAGGTTATCTCTAGCATTACTTGTGGTTATATAGGATAGAGGCTCTCCAGATACTCCAGCAACACTAAGGGGACTGCCATCTATATCATATACTTCTAATTCTGTACCTGTAAAGTCTGAACTAAAAGCTGAATCAAATTGTTCTGAGGATATTAAAAGAGTATACCTCTCAGTTTCATCCCTATTAATATAATGAACGTAAGCATCGGTATCCGTTTTAGAGGTTAACTTAGAAACGTGCTCTAATGGGGGTCTCTTCTTTAAACCCTCTGCTACAGTAGACATCCCATTTACTTGTGCTTCTGATTGTGATGCTAATCTTAAACTGGGTGGTTGCTGTGAAATACCATTAATAAGGTTAGAAATCTGTTCACTAATTAATGGCATTTACCAGAACTTCCTATGAGTCTTTGTCATATTTATCATATCTAGTGTTCCGTAACCCACATTAAAACCTGCACGTTCAGCTTCATCATCTAACAGATCAGCATAAGCTTCAGCTTCTTCCTGTCTATTAACTTTCTCAGCAGATACCTGACCAATGATTTCTTCTTGAAAAATTCTAGCAGCCTTAGTTGTTACATACTGTCTAACTGCCTGAGGAGTATCTTGAAAATCTAATAAAGTAATAGTAACTGCATTAGTTAAATTACTAGTCCAAGTAAATGTATTATTATCTAAATCATAGATATACATTACTCCAGAGATCCCCCTAATAGTAGTCAACTGGTTCTCTACATAAACTGAAAGAACCGAACTACCTATAGGAATTTTATTATCACTATCTCTTGTTAGTGTTACGTCCCACTCTGTATTGAAGTGCCAACCTTTTTGCTGTGTTTCTCTATTAACATTAGATAGTAAGTTCTTTGCTTGCGTTACTTCTACAGTTGTTGCAGTCTCTAAACTGGAAACAGCAGCCTCACCTATAGCAGAAAGCAAGCTATTAACTGCTTCTAATTCAGTTAGCGGAGTGGTTGATATAAAACCCATTTTATGTTACCAAGCTCATACCCATAAGTTGAGCATTTCTTATTGTTAAATTATCTGTGCTATCCATGTTAGCAACAAATGCAGAAATATAATCATTTGTAGCCATTGAAGCATAGCCTATTGTATATAAGTTAACTGAGTTCACCGTAGTTGCAGGAGAAAACCCTACAATCTTAGTACCAGTTATTAATGTACCATTCTTATGTAATGCTACTGCAAATTCTTTGTTAGTTATAGCTGTATCAATCTCTAAAGATACTGAAGCCATGAACATACAGTTAACAGTAGGTGTACCTGTGTAGCGTAACCTTGCATTGGTATTCATATCAAACTCATTAGCTGCAGGGCTAACACTTAAAGTATATGTTCCTGCACCTTCTACATAAGTTCCTGCTACAGCAATAGAGGTAGATGCAGGTGTAGATACATAGATACTGCCCTGTTTAGTTTGACACGTTTCAATGAAGTCACGCAAATCTTGAGGTGTTATTGCTCCTGCAGACTGACCATCTTGAAAGAGGTTAGTCGTAAGATCAGTAACGGTGCGTGATGTGTCTGCCATTCTTGTCTCCTAAATTAAAAAAAAAGAGAGCCTAGTAAACTACCTAGACTCTCCTTGATGTTACGAGGTTTTAAGCTCAATACAAGCTTCAGGTCTAATAAAGCCGTGACCCATAGCGTACTTAGCTACGATCCACCAACCTTGAAGTTTGATATCATACTCAGTTTCAACAGCCAAGTTAAGTAACTTAACGGTAGCTACTGAAGATTTGTGCATGATAAGTCCTACCGTAGTAGCAAAGTTGCCACGATGAGCAGCAGCTCCACCAGCAGATAGATCGGTAGTAGGTAAGTTATTGGTTTTCACAATGTGAATACCTGCAACCCTCAATACCGTACCATCTGCATACGTTCCTGATCCACCCCAATCACGGTTAAGGACGTTAGTAGTCTCTGCCATCAGATAATACTGGGCAGGTTTAACGAACATATACCTATCATTCTCAGGTACATTATTCTCATCCAACTTCTGAGCACCATCGAACATACCTGCAGCTAGATCAGAACCAGAAGTACCATATCCTGCTAAGGTTTGCACAGTACCACCACTAGCACCAGTAACTAGTGCAGCGGATCGTGCTCCAAGAACACCCTGTTGAAGAATGTTCTGATCCCATTCTGTGCCAAGAGCTATACCTGCCTCTTTAGCATAAATAGAACGTACATCGTAGTGATTCATAGCTTCATCAAGGTTGTTGACAAAGTGATCAGCTACTAATAGACCATCAATCGAGATGACCTTTTCATTTTTGTGTATTGCCGTACCATCAAGCTTATTAGCAGTAGTGCCTGTGTCACCAGATGCGTTTATATACGCATATTCTGGTGCAGTAGATTTCCAAACTAATGGAAACTGAGCACTAATACCAGAGTTAATAGAACGGACAACGTGCTTGTCCATAGTAACACTTGCTTGTTCAAAAGCGGTCAAAACCTCTCCTGCATATACCTTTAGATATAATGCAACGGAAGAACCTGTAGAGTTCGCCTGACCTGAACGAGTCATTGTTACTGCAGGTGCGGTTGTCGCTGTTACACCCATAGTAATCTCCTTAAATTAAATTAATAAAAAGTACCTAACAATAGCTATACTTTTTTTTAACTTTCACTCAAAGATTGTCCACCGCAGTAGGTCTTTAGTTACTTGTCAATACTTTATAGCCTTAGATAGAGCCTGTAGCAAATATCTCAGACCTATCTAATTTATCTAAAACATCTTGGCGAAATGCCAAGTCACTCTCATATCTTGGGTCTTTCATAGCTTGTACTACCTCAGCATTACTGCGAAATACATCTCCATCAATTCTGCCAGTAGGAGATTCGCCACCATAGGTAGTACCTTCCTTACCAGTTGATCCTTGGTAGTCAGCCCTAAGTCCTTTAGCTGCCATTAAAGCTGTGTTAATATCACCACCATTAACGGCAGCATCATAAGATTGAATTTGTTCAGGAGTATAATTAGATTTAGCCCAATCAACCATAGAGGAATATTCTGTTTTTCCACCCACAGATTCCATGACTTGAGTTCCTAGTTGTTGTCCCAAAGCTTTTACTCCTGCAATATATGTATCAGCATACTGTCTACTGATCTGTCTCTTATACACATCTGACGCTGCCGACGATCT